AGATTAACGATTTGCAGATCAGCATACATGGAGCCAAGCATTCTAAAACACCTGATGCGGCAGGATGGTCTCAAGCAGACACAGCGAGGCTTCTTAAGGAGAGTCCTGCGAATCTTACGAGGGATCTTAAGTTGGCACAAGCTATAGAACAGTTCCCGCAGATTGGTCTGGATAAGTGTAAGAGTAAGTCCGATGCACTGAAACTTCTCAATAGTATTGGCAAGAAACTAAACAACTCCATGCAAAGTGAGAAGTTCACTAAGGACATGGGCACTGGAGACAAAACCTTCAAAAAGCTCCACGATTCCTATATTCTGAGGGATTGTTTCGAGACCTTTGCCCAGATTCCGGCCAAGAGTATAGACTTCATCGAGATTGATCCACCTTATGCCATGGACCTACACTCAAAGAAGTCTGAGGGTGCCATGCTCGGCTATAATGAAATTGAGATGCTGGCCTACCCTGAATTCATCACTAAAGTACTCACGGAATCCCATCGCATCCTCCGAGATGATGGCTGGATGATTTGCTGGTTTGCTATGGACCCCTGGTTTAACTTCATCTCAACTCTTCTGAAAGAGATTGGCTTCAAACTCAACCTTCTCCCAGGGATGTGGATAAAGCCTACTGGTCAGACGATGCAACCCGAAACTCAATTCGCCAACTGTTATGAACCCTTCTTCTATTGTAGGAAGAATGGTAGTGCTAAGTTAAATAAGATGGGCCGATCCAACATCTTCGAATTCAACCCGATGCCACCAGCTCAGAAGATCCACCCCACTCAGAGGCCTCTCCCTCTCATGATTGAGATCTTCTCCACATTCTGTGCTCCGGGCAAGAGTGCCTACATTCCATTTCTTGGAAGTGGGACTTCTTTGCTGGCTGCTCACACTTGTAAGGTTGGAGCCTTTGGTAATGACCTGACGAAAGAATTCAAAGAAGGATTTATAGTTCAACTTCAAGCCTATTTGGAGGGCTGTAATGGCTGATTTCTGCAAAGAATGTTCTATGGAACTATTTGATAAAGACTGCGAAGACTTAAAAGGACTTAGTACAGAAGAAGATACTAAAAATGGTCTATACTGTGTAGTAATTTGTGAAGGCTGTGGTTATATACAGGTAGATCATGAAGGTAAATGTATTTCACCTGATTGTATTAAACATGGAAAGGAGTCTAATAAATGAGTCAGATACTTTTCTTCGACACCGAGACCACTAACTTACCCCAATTTAAGAAACCCAATCATGATCCCTCTCAGCCTAAAATCCTCCAACTAGGAGCTATCCTCGCTGATGAGAGTGGAGAAGTTGTAGAGGAGTTTAGCACCTTAGTGCAAATCGGTGACTCTCCAATCAACCCTTACGCCCTAGCAGCACATGGGATCTCAGCAAAGAAGGCCAATGAAGAGGGAATAAGTCCTCTTGCAGCTTTCATTAAATTTCATGAATTAGCTTCTAGTTGTGATGCCTTAGCATGTCATAACTTTAATTTTGATATCAAATTGATTCAGATTACCAGTGCTCAAGTTGCACCATTCTTTGTTGAATCAGATGCAGCAGATTTGATGATGTCTGATATTGAAGAATTACCTTACTACTGCACCATGGCCTCAACCATATCCTACTGCAACCTTCCTTTCCCTAGTGGTAGAAAAGGGAAGAAATTCCCTAAGTTGGAGGAACTCCACCGTATCTTGTTTGAGGAAAACTTCGAAGGTGCCCACGATGCTATGGCTGATGTACGTGCAACTATGAGATGTTATTTTGAACTCAAGAAACTAGGAGTAATGTAATGGTATGGTTAAATACTATGCATCATAACTTTCCAGCAGCTCCAGGAAGTTTCGGAGGATCTAAGTGCACTTGTCCTGAATGTAACAAATCATCGGATATCTTTGATGAAATCCTCAATAGAATGGGAGATACCTCTATGAACAAGAATGATGAGACCCTCATGTCCGAGCTTAGATCCATCGCAGATGAATGTCCATCCCGCCCCCTCGGTAAGTGTCTCGACGAGGCCAAGGATGTAATCTGTGGAGAACGCCAAGATACCTACGGCAAACCTGAGGATTCCTTCGAACTTATCGCCGAGTACTGGTCCACATATCTACGACATGAATATAATAGTGATCACCATCATTTACGAGCTAAGGACATAGCCCACATGATGATTCTTTTCAAGATGGCCCGCGTCCAAGGGCAGCGCCCCTCCCGTGACAACTATGTTGACATCGCCGGCTATGTAAGCATTGCGGCTGATCGCCTTAGCGATTAGGAGGCCTCCCATGCCCCACAAAAATAGACTTCGATACATAACCCCTCTGGAAGTCCAAGACATATTGGATAATTGCTACGGGAGTGACTGTCACTTGGCCATGATGCAGTGTATTGCCAAGGGAATTAATGACCTTCTTCAGGGGAGATCTAAAGATGTGAAGAAAGAAAATCTTCACCATGTTGAGAAGATTCTCCAGACTTTTGCTTGGGGAGAGCCTGAATGTAAGACTTGAAGCGACTAGATGTAGGAGTTTCCTACGTTACATATTGTAACATAGCACAGCCAAAGAGGTAAAATATGGCACCTAGAATTGATCTAACTGGAAAGAAGTTTGGTAAGTTAACTGTTATTGAATTCTCCCACAGGAATATCCATAAACAGTCTATGTGGAAATGTCAGTGTGATTGTGGAACTGTGGCAGTAATGAGTGGTAATAGTTTAAAGAATGGTACATTATCATGTTTTAATTGTAAGACTAGAAGAACAAGTCATGGACATAGATCTGGAGGTAATATGTCAGATGAATATGTATCATGGTCTAACATGATTCAACGATGTACTAATCCTAAACATCCTGCATATAGTTATTATGGCGGACGAGGTATTACGGTATGTGAAGAGTGGAGAGATTTTAAAAACTTTCTTAAAGATATGGGAGAGAGGCCTAAAGATTTAACTCTCGAACGTATTGATAATAACAAAGGATACTATCCTGACAATTGTAAGTGGGCATCACGCTACGACCAGGTAAGGAATTCTGGTAATAGAACTATCATAACAACTTGGTGAAATCATGAGAGCCACTTATGTACCTTCGGCAGGTTCTAAAGATGCCCCCTATATAATTGTAGGCGAACAACCTGGCAGGACTGAAATTATTAGAGGTAGACCTTTCTGTGGTCCTGCAGGTATGGAATTGGAAGATAATCTTAGGATAGCAGGTATTAATAGAGCAGATTGTTTTCTAACCAACGTCATCAAGGACGCTGATAGACCCCTCGGCCACTACATTGAATTCAATCCTAGGAAAGGTACAGTAATCCATCCTCCTGGACAGGAGTATATCAATGAACTCGCCCAAGAACTTACATCATGTTCAGGAAAGATTATTATCGCTCTTGGAAACACGGCTCTATTTGCACTGGCCGATAGAGTGGGTGTTACGAAGTGGCGAGGATCAGTACTCTCCCCGACACTGGTTTCAGATAAGATACTTATCCCGTCGATCCATCCTTCAACGATCATCTTTCCTAAGAACCAGTATACTAATAAGAGACTCCTCATTTATGACCTCCTCAGGGCGAGACAAGTTAGGGAGGGTAAATGGAAGACTTTAGAACGACATATAGCCATTAGGCCTACCTTTTCTCAAGCCCTCAACTTCCTGAACGTCTGCTCTATGTGGGGTAAACTTGGAAACCCAGTTGCTTATGATATCGAAGTGGACGTCTTCAACGGGGAGATGACTTGTATCTCCTTTGCCTACACTCCTACTGACGTTATGTCCATCCCCTTTACTTGTGAGAGGGGGGACTACTTCACTCTTCCACAGGAGGCGGAGATCCTCAAGGCTATCGCCAAGATTCTCGAGGACCCCTCTATCCCCATCCTAGGACAGAACCTTGTCTTCGACTGTCACTACATGCTGAGGAAATATGGAATACATACATCAAACATCCACGACACGATGGTTGCGCAGAAGACTTTACTTCCTGACTATCCAGTGGGCCTTCACTTCATTTGCTCACAGTACACCGACATTCCTTACTATAAAGATGACGGAAAATACTGGCTTAAGGGTATCGGAAACTGGGAAAGTGGGTGGCGTTACAATGCACTTGACTCTGTAGTCTGTGCAGATGCATACCCTAAGCAAATGGACGCGCTCTTCAAACAACACAACTACTTTGCCTACGAAAGAAAGCGAAAGTCTATTCTCCCCTATGTCTTCATAATGGAGCATGGGATCAAGATAAACCTCGGCTCCATGCAACAAGCCTATGATGATGCGGAGAGAGAAGAGCAAGATCTCCTTCGTCAACTCCATCATAAATGTGGCTTCGACCTTAACCCTAACTCTCCCAAGCAAGTAGCCACCTACTTCTACGTAACTAAGAAACTCCCAGCATATAAGAACAAAACTGGAGGCAACACTACTGATGAAAAAGCCCTTAAACGAATCGCCCGCAAGGGTTACCCTGAAGCATCAATCATCCTTAAAATTCGTGGACTTAACAAAGAACGGGCAACTTTTCTCGATACTGCTAAAGTTGACCCTGATGGAAGAATGCGATGCTCTTACAACCCCGTTGGAACTAGATTCTCTAGGGCTTCGAGCTCTGAGAATATATTCGGGACAGGTAACAATCTTCAGAACCAACCCCATAGGGTTCTTACACACTTCCTTGCCGATCCCTATCATGTCTTCTATGGGATGGACCTAAGTCAGGCGGAGAATAGGATCGTAGCCTATGTGGGACGCATCAGTCAAATGATCGAGGCATTTGAAAATAAGGAGGATATACATGGCCTTACCGCCAAAATCATGGCAAATATCTTCTTCGGAGCTGAGAAAGCTCGCGACATTAATGTTAAAACTGCCATCGCTCCCATTGGGGATGGAAAGAAGAGTTGGAGGGATTGGGGAAAACGGGCAAATCACGGATTAAATTATGATCTTGGGTACAAAACCTTCTCGCTTTATAATGAGATACCGGATAGAGACGGAAAACTCATTGTGGATATATACCACAGAGCTTATCCTGGTGTCAGAAACGGATTCCACTCCTATGTACAAAGTTGCATCAACCGCAATCGAACCTTAACCAACCTGATGGATCGCAAAACTGTCTTCACGGACAAAATTGACGACTCCCTCTACAAGGACGCATATGCCTGCATACCTCAGGGAACTGTTGGAGATGTCATTGATGAACGAGGTCTTAACTTCGTCTACTACCACAGAGACCCCCTCTTCAGAAGCGTTAAACTTCTTATCCAAGTTCACGATCAAATTGGATTCCAAATCCCGACGCCTCTGCATCCAGACACTCCCGTGTCCTGGGAAGATCATTCCAAAATCCTAGGGATGATCAAGGCCTCACTTGAAACTCCACTCTACACCCACTACGGATTGAAGTTCACTATACCAGCGGACACTACCATGGGAATCTCATTGAATAAAGAGTTGGGTCAGGACCTAGATTCATTCGACCCTGAGTATTTGGAAAAGACTTACTACAAGTGTACTGAACGATGGCTTCCATTAATTATATAAGGAGAATACTATGGGAATGTTATTATCTACCCCCGAGATAAGTATTAAAGTTAAAGAAGTACTGGGAGTAAATCAAGTTATAGTTTTAGAGATTACCTATAGAGATACTGATGGACCCTATTATATAGGAGAACCTAGAATTAAAGTATTTAATTTAGTTGTTGGAGAGTCAGTTGTAATATGATTCCTACGTTCCAAATTGTAACATAGAAGATAAGGAGATCTTATGAGATACGTAAGTTTGGCAATCTCTATGGTATGCCTAATTTCTGCACTAATAATGTTGTATAAAGGAAATATTAGTGCAATGTTGGGATGGCTAAATGGATTTACAGGATGGGGACTTCTCTATTTAGAAGAATGTAGGGGTATTTGACATGGGCAGAAAGTTAGCAGACTGGCTCGACTCTTACATGATCTATACGAATAATTCGGAACCACCAAAGTTATATCATACTTGGACCGCAATCTCCACAGTGGCCGCAGCCCTCCAGCGAAAGTGCGTGATGAATTGGGGACCTATTCAATTCTACCCTAATATGTACGTCGTACTTTGTGGCCCCGCGGGGAGGGCACGTAAGGGGACTGCCATGTCCTATGGCAAGAACTTCCTCTCTCGCCTCGGTATTAAGATGGCCGCGGAGTCCATCACCCGGGAGGCATTGGTAAGGGAAATCATGAATGCCCAGACCACTGAGATTGATACCGAGACTGGGGAGATGACATTTCACTCTTCCC